CGATCACATTATTCCGCTATCGGTTGCCGGGAGCCTTGGAAACGTATTTGAGAACTCGCAGTGCCTTTGCCGTCGATGCAACTGCAAGAAGCGAGACAAGTCGGAAGGCCAACTACGACTGTGCCTTAAGGAGGAAGCATGGGGAAAAGGGGTCCGCGTCCGCAGCCAACGAAACTCAAGATCTTGCGAGGCAACCCAGGCAATCGGCCAATCAACAAGAGCGAGCCGCAGCCGTCCGCAGATGGCGTTGTGATGCCGCCCCACCTGGGCGAGGAGGCCGCAGCCAAGTGGGCCGAGGTGCTGCCGCTGCTTCAGGCCGTCAAGGTGATGACTCGGGCCGACATCGAGGCGTTGGCCCGTTATTGCGACACCTACGAGTGGTGGCTTGCCACCCGTGCGAAACTCAAGAAGGAAGGCGACACGTACCCGATCCTGAACGACAAGGGCGACGTGAAATACATCGCCCAGCGTCCAGAGGTCAGCATTGCCCACAAGCTCGCCGTGCAGTTGAGGCAGCTGGAGCAGGACTTTGGGCTGAACCCAAGCGCTAGAACCGGCCTGCATGTCGAAGAGCCGAAGCAAGAAGACGAAGAAGACGACCGAATGTTCGCTTGAGCACCCGTGCGAAAAGTGCTCCTCGTGTCTGGCGGTGCGTTTCTTCCACAAGCACCTGACGCACGCCAAGGGCGAGCTCGGCGGCAAGCCGTTCACGCTTGAACCGTGGCAGCAGGACTACGTGCGAAAGCTCTTCGCCACAGAGGGCGACGTGCGAAAAGTCCGCACCAGCCTGCTGGCGATTCCGCGCAAAAATGGGAAGAGCAGCCTTTGTGCGGGCATCGCCCTTAAGCTGCTGATGGAGAACGAGCCCGGCTGTGAAGTCTATTCCTGCGCAGCCTCACGCGATCAGGCCCGGCTCGTCTTTGACATGGCCCGTGTCTACGTCGAACAGTCGCCGGTGCTGCGTCGGCATCTCAAGGTGTACCGCAACGCCATCGTGCGAGAGGCAACGCACGGAACGTACAAGGCGTTGAGTGCGGAGGCCGGTATTCAACATGGGCTCTCGGCACATGGTGTGATTTTCGATGAGCTCCACGTCTCAAACCGCGAGATGTGGGAAGTGATGCTGAGCAGCCAGGGCGCTCGGCGGCAGCCGCTGACGGTGGCGCTCACCACGGCAGGCTTTGATCGAAAAAGCGTCTGCTGGGAAATCTGGAAATACGCTGAGGCTGTGGCCGTTGGATCAGTGAAAGACGAATCGTTCTTGCCAGCCATCTATGCCGCACCGATTGAGGCCGATTGGAAGGACGAAAAAACGTGGGAACGTGCCAACCCCAACCTAGGCGTCTCGGTGCGCATGGACTTCCTGCGAAGCGAATGTGCTCGAGCGGTTGAGATGCCAACGTATGAGAACACTTTCCGGCAGCTGTACTTGAACCAGTGGACGGAGCAAGACAGACGGTGGCTGCGAATGGATCACTGGGCGCAAGGAAACGTCCCCTGCCCTGTGTCGCTTGCGGGCCGCGAGTGCTGGGCTGGGCTGGACTTGGCCACAACGTACGACACGACGGCCCTGGTGCTGCTGTTCCCGCTTGAGGATGGCACGTACTGGGTGGAACCTCATTTCTGGATTCCATCCGAAAACATGCAGGCCCGCGTGCGCCGCGACAAAGTGCCGTACGACATGTGGCACAAGCAGGGGCGCCTGCACGTGACCGATGGCAACGTGACGGACTACGACCGCGTGCGGTCAGACATCAATGCACTAGCCACTCAATACCAATTGCGTGGCGTGGCAATTGATCGCTGGAACGCCACGCAGCTGGCCACGCAACTGCAAGGAGACGGCCGAAACGTCATAGGATTCGGGCAGGGCTACGGCTCAATGTCGGCGCCTGCAAAACGCACTGAGGCGCTGTGCGTGGCCGGCAAGCTCCTGCACGGCGGCCACCCTGTGCTGACGTGGCAGGCTGGAAACGTGGCGATACAGAGCGACTACGCAGGCAACATCAAGCCGAGCAAGGCAAAAAGCACCGAACGCATTGACGGCATTGTGTCGCTGGTCATGGCAATCGGAATTCACGACACCGCGACGGCACCGGCACCAGCACAAACGTGGGACATCCTGACGCTATGATTTCGCACGCCGAAACGCCGGAACAATCTTTCAAGATCATTGATCTGCGTGGCAGCGGCAACTATTCGGACGGCTGGAACGACGCGCCAAGCCGTGGCCCGTCTGGCATGCGAATCACGCCTGAAACGGCGCTTAAATGCAGTGCCGTGCTGGCTTGCGTGCGGCTGATTGCAGAAAACGTGGCGGCAATTCCGTTGCACGTTTACCGCCGGCTGCAGCAAGGCGGCAAAGAGCGCGCTCGCGATCTGCCGCTGTACCGATTGCTGAATCAGCAGCCTAACGGTTGGCAGACTTCGTTTGAGTTTCGGGAGATGCTTACCGCTCACGCGTTGACCTATGGCAATGCGTTTGCCGAGATCCGCAGCGGCCCGGCCGGCGCCGTCGATTCGCTGTGGCCGTTGCACCCTAGCCGAATGAAGGTGCACCAGCTGGAAGACGGCACGCTGTGCTACTACTACCGCGAAGAGAATGGAGCCGAGACACGGTACACGCAGGATCAGATTTTTCACTTGCGCTGGCTGTCGTCTGATGGCGTCATGGGAATGCTGCCCGTGACGCTGAGCAAGGATGCCATCGGACTGGCCCAAGCCCTTGAGGCTCACGGCGGCGCCTACTTTGGCAACAGTTGCCGGCTGTCGGGCCTGATGGAATCAGACAACCCGATTTCCGTTGAGAACGCCGAGCGGCTGCGTGAACAGTTTGAGCGGCTGCACCGCGGCGCCGACCGAGCCCACCGCACGGCAATCCTGCCGGCGGGAGTCCATTGGAAGGACGTGCAAAGCAGCAACGAGGCCAGCCAATTCCTTGAAACCCGGCAATACCAAGTGATTGAGATATGCCGGGCCTACCGCGTTGATCCGTCGTACGTTCAAGACAAGACGAAAGTCGGCTACGCCAGCCAAGAGCAGGCGGCCATCGATCTGGTGCAGCAGACGCTGATGCCGTGGTTTCGCCGTTGGGAATCGGCGATCACGCGCGATCTTGTTGTGCAGGATGACGTGTATTTTGCGGAGTTTGACACGCGCGGGCTGTTGCGTGGCGATCTGGCCGCACAAGGGGCGTGGTTGCAAACCATGCTGGCCACCGGCATCTATTCGGTGAACGAATGCCGCGAAGTGCTGAACATGAACCCGATTGGCCCAGAAGGCGATCAGCGGTACATGCAGATGAACCTCACCACCATGCAGGGCATTGCGTCGGCGGCTGCTGGCAACGCTGGCGAGCCGGCCCCGGCCGACAACCTGCCCGCGTCCTACACCGATGATCTGCTCAACGGCGAGACACCGCCGGAAGGTGCTGTTAGGCCCGCCGGCCCAATCTCACGTTCTGCCCCAGACGCCGTGGGTGTTGGCGACTTCGTGTCGTGGAACTCGTCGGGCGGGCGTGGTCGCGGAAAGATTGACCGCGTGGTGCGGGATGGCACGATCAACGTGCCGGGCAGCGACTTCAATATTGAGGGCACAGAGGACGATCCGGCCGCACTCATCAGCGTGTACCAAGAAGTCGTGGGCGGATGGAAAAAGACTGACACGCAGGTGGGCCACAAGTTTTCGACGCTCACGCAGATTGACCCGCTGCCGGAGCCGCCACCGGAAGAGAAAGCACAGCCCAAGCGTCGGAGCCGCAAGCGTGGCTAGGTACGACAACATCGACTTCACGCCACCCAATGGCGTGCAAAAGGAGGCGGCCCAAGGGCTGGAGTGGCGTGACAAGTTCAGCCGTGGCGGAAGTGAAGTTGGAGTGGCCCGTGCGCGGGACTTATCAAACGGCACCAACATCAGCCCAGACACGGCACGCCGGATGGCGTCGTTCTTTGCCCGCCACGAAGTGGACAAGCAGGGCGAAGGGTTCCAGCCAGGCGAGGACGGCTTTCCCAGTGCTGGGCGTATAGCGTGGGCTCTGTGGGGCGGCGACCCTGGACAAGCATGGGCAAACAAACTTACGCGGCAGATGGATGCCGCTGACAACGAGGGCCGAACGATGAACACTGAAATGGAACGCCGCTGCGTGGCTCTTCCGCTGACGCTGGAAACCCGAGAAGCCGGCAAGGCGTACATCACCGGATACGCCGCAAAATACAACGTCCGCTCTACGCTTCTCGGAGGCCGGTTCCGCGAGGAGATTAAGCCGGGTGCGTTTGACCGTGCCCTGCGTGAGCAAGAGCACCCGATCGTAGCCTTGTGGAACCACGACAGCAATCACGTTCTTGGTAGCACCCGCAGCGGCACGCTCGAGGTTGGCACTGACGACATCGGCATGCGGTACTCAGTGGAGATTCCAGACACCACGCTGGGGCGGGATCTTCAAGTTTTGATTTCTCGTGGCGACGTTTTCGGATCAAGTTTTGCGTTCGCCATCGCTGGCAAAGACGGCGAATCGTGGTCTGAGGAAGACGGCCAGGCCGTGCGTTACGTCCACGAGGTGGAAGGCGTCTATGACGTTTCCCCCGTGCTCACGCCAGCGTATGAGCAGGCCACCACGGGGGTGGCGGTTCGCTCCTATGAGCGGTATCTACAATCGCACCGACCGGCGCTGAAGCTGCCGGGTCTCTCACGGGATGCGAAAAGCGAAAAGGCAATCCGTAGGTTCCTGCGACAGCATGGCTACAAAGTCGGGTGACGTTTGCCCACACTGTCGCCGGGCACGCTTTGGCGTGTACTCGTCGTCGGAAAAGGGCGGCATCTGCACTCGCTACCTGCGGTGCCCCTCGTGCCGGAAGACGGCCAAGCACGTCGTGAAGTCGTGCGAAGTTCGCAGACGCTCGCTGCCTAACTAGGCAACAACCTGCAGTCACACAACTGCAAGGAACGGTACGGCTGGCTCTAGCGTGCGGAAAGGTCACCACCTACCGCACACACAGGAGCGCCACACTATGGCCGCCAGCCGCGTCAAGGAACTGCTCGACGAACTTGCCTCCACGCTCGCAGAGCTTGGCATGATGGACGAAAGCGGCGCCGCCGAAGAGGCAGGCGAGAACGCCGATGGCACCCCGGTTGATCGTTCGGCCGTTGAGGCGGTTGAGGCTCGGCAGGCCCGCTACGACGATCTGCTTGCGAAGGCCGACCGCATCAAGGCGGCGATTGACAAGGCCGAGAAGGCCGAGGCTCGCAAGGCCGAACTGCTCAAGGCGCTGAACCGGGCCGCCCCGGCGGTCGAAACCGTCGATGCCAAGCCTCGCATTCAGCCGCTGAATTTCCGTGGCCAGCTGCGTGCGTTTGAATCGCTCGAGGTGGCTCACCGCTGTGGCATGTGGCTCAAGGCGCATTTCGGCAACAACGAGGCCCGGCAGTGGTGCCGCGACAACCTCGGCACCGAATACCGCGACTTGGGCGGCCAGGTCAACAGCCTTGGTGGCGTGCTGGTGTTTGAGGATTTCAGCAACACCATCATCCGGCTCGTTGAAAAGTTTGGCGTGGCGATGAACCTCGCTCAGCGCGTGCAGATGTCGTCTGACACGCTGCTGGTGCCCCGGCGTCTTACGGGCGTCACGGGCTACTGGATTGGCGAGAACACGACCATCACGACCAGCGACCCGACCGCCACGATGGTGCAGCTGGTTGCCAAGAAGTTGGCCATGGCCACGAAGGTCAGCAACGAACTGCTTGCCGACAACGCCATTTCCGTTGCTGATTGGCTGGCGCAAGAGTACGCCACGACCATGGCGGCTTCCATCGATGATGCGTTCTTCAACGGTGACGGCACCAGCACCTACGGCGGAATCCGTGGCCTGTCGCAAATCACCGATGGCACGCACACGGCGTCCATCGCCACGGCTGCCAGCGGCAACACGTCGATTGCGACCCTTGACATCGATGATTACCTGCAGGCTCTTGGCAAGCTTCCCCGTTACGCCATCGGCACTTCGGCTTGGTACATGCACCCGCAGGTGTATCACCAGTCCGTGCAGCGGATGATGCTGTCGAGCGGCACGCAGGGCAGCGGCACGATTGGTGCCCTTTCTGGCGGCAACACGGCGGCGAATCTGGCCCAGGGCACGCCAAACACGTTCCTTGGCCTGCCGGTCGTGTGGGTGCTCAAGATGACCGCAGCGCCCACCACGGGCACCGTGGCGGCCTACGTTGGCGATCTGTCGCTGTCTTCGATCATGGCCACGAAGTCTGACATGCAGGTGGCGTCGAGCACCGACCGGTACTTTGAGGCCGACCAGACCGCCTTCCGTGCGGTGCAGCGTCTGGACATCGTCCACCACTCGCTCGGCGACACGTCCAACGCCGGCCCGGTTGTCGCGCTCAAGCTGGCCTGACCATAGCACCCCACTCACCCCATAGCCCATAGGAATTAAGCATGAACCATCACGGTCTTGCCAAGTCGTCTTCCAAGAGCACCGCCAGCGTGGCGGCGTCTGCAACGTTCACCCACGAAATTGACACCAGCGGCTTCAAGTATCTGGCCATCGACGTGGTGTATTCGCCCTTCACGGCGGCCACCACGGCATACGCCAGCGTTCTGAAGCTGCAGGAGTCTGACGCATCTGGCAGCGGCCAGGCCGACATCAGCGGCATGAGCGTGACGGCTGGCGCCGGTTCCACCACCGGTGCCAACGTTGGCGCGATCGCCCGTTTTAACGTCGATCTGCGCGGCCGCAAGCGATACATCAGCGTGGTCACCAGCCCCGGCAACACGGTTGCGGTTTCGTCTGACGCCCGACTCGCCAAGGGCGATAACGGCGCCACCGATGCCACCGGCGCCGGCGTCAACGACTACAAGAGCCTGTAGCAGTTGACACCACAGCGATAACGCCCAAGAGCGGGCGGCGGGCGTCTGCCTGCCGCCCGTTTCTTTTGGAGTTAACCACGTGAAAGTTCGTGTTGGCCAAGTTGAGCATGACCTGCGAGTTGAGGCTGCGTTCAGCCTGCCCAGGCTAACGTTTACCGACAACTTCTTTTGCGTCATGCAGGCGCTGCTGCCATTCGGCATCAGGCCAACAAAGTTCACCGGTGCGTTTTGGGAGCAATGCCTAGACCGCGTTCTGCTCGACATGATCGACCGCACTGATTGGATTCTGTGCTGCGATTTCGACACCGTCTTTGAGGCCGACACCCTGCAGCGGCTGATGGTGGCGGCGATGGTCAGCGGCTACGACGCCGTGGCGCCAATGCAGACCAAACGTGACGAAGGCGTGCCGATGTTCACGCCCGAGGGCCACGGCCACAAGATCGGGATGGTGCAGCTGCCGAACACGTGGTTTGAGGCCACGATTCAGCCGGTGGATACAGCCCATTTCGGCTGCACGCTGCTGCGTTCCTCAGCGCTTAAGCGGACGCAAACGCCGTGGTTTCTGGGAACGCCTGCCGCCAATGGCCATTGGGGCGACGTGGCCGAGGGGGAAGCACCTCGAGTAGATCCCGACATTCACTTTTGGCGCCAATGGAAGGCCAGCGGAAACACGCTCGGCATCGCCCCGCAGATCGCCGTGGGGCATTGCGAACTGAAGATCACGTGGCCAGGCCGGGATCTGAAACCAGTGTTTCAGACGCCGAACGACTATTGGCGATTGGGCGGCAGGCGCCCGTCGGAAGCGTGGGGCAGCGTGGAACACGGGGAGTCGTCAGCAGCATGAGCGATCGCATACGTATTCGGTTCCTACGTCCGTATTCTGTTTACCGGCGCGGCAACGTGATTGAAATGGATCGCGGCCCGGCCAAGTCGCTGATTTACGCCCAGATTGCCGCCGTGGACGAACAGCCGCAGCTGCTGGAAACGGCCACGCTTGAACTGTCAGAGGTTCGCACGGCAGACGCTACGCCACGGAGACGCAGAAAATGAGATACCGCAGCCTGGTGCGGGCCACCGAGCCTGCCAATGAGCCTGTGACGCTGACACAGGCAAAGGCACACCTGCGCATTGATACGAGCAGCGAAGACACGCTGATTTCGTCAATGATCACTGCCGCCCGCGTGTGGTGCGAGGAATACCTAGACCGCACCCTGTGCTATACGCAGTGGACGTTGCGAACTGATTCGTTCTACGGCCCAGTGGGAAGCCCCGCACAGTTTGGTCTGCGAGCAGACGGAAACAACATCGAAGGCCGCCAGGGCACGGTTCCCAATCTAGACGTTGAGTTGCCAAGACCGCCGATGGTGCAGGCCGGCACAGCCACGGCCGTAACCATCGCCTACACGCCAGCCGTGAGCGGCACAACGGCCACGTTGGATACCACGCTATACCGTGTTGACAGGACGCAGACGCCTGGAGCCGTGCGGCCGTTGTACGGCAACACGTGGCCAAGCCATCTGGTTGATCAAAACAGCGTGGCGGTGACGTGGTGGGCTGGCTACTCAAGCGACGGCACAAACGTTCCAGGGTCGATCAAGGCTGCCCTGCTGATGCTTGTGGCACACCTGTGGCGCAATCGCGAAGCGTCGGCAGAAGCGGCACTGACAGAAGTGCCGTTTGGGGTCAAATCGCTTTTGGACACCATGCGTTGGGGGAGTTACCGGTAATGCCACTTGACGCCGGAGATCTGTGGGCGCGAATCACCGTCGAGCAGCCCACGTCAACGCAGAACGAGGTTGGCGAATCAACGCTGACGTGGGCCACGTATGCAACCGTGTGGGCCGATATTCAACCGTTGGGAGGCAGAGAAGCCGAGCGCTACGCGGAAACAATCGGCTTGTCTACGCACAAGGTGACGCTGCGATATCTGGACGGGTTCACCTCAAGCATGAGAATCATTTACGACGGCAGAACGCTGGAAATAGGGCAGGTAAACGAGCGTGAACGCCAATGGATTCATGAAGCCATTTGCACTGAAAAGGTCACCACATGAGCCTAGTGGAAGCACCAGAAGCGTTTCTGTACCAGCGGCTGACAAGCCAGACGGCGGTTTCTTCGCTTATCGGAAGCAAAGTGTTTCCGATGCTGGCGCCCACTGGAACGGCGTTGCCGTTG